CACTGGCAACTGGTTGTGCGCCAGTTCTTAAGTCTTTACGGGCTTCTTTAACAATCTCTTTGTCTAGCTTGTTGAGAACTCTAACGGTGTCAGCAACCCCAGTGACTCTAGATGTTGCCATTAGTTCCCCTGACTGTTTCGCCAGCGCAGATACATTCCCATTGTGAAAAGCATACGCTCAGATTCTTCCATTAAGACTGACGGAGCAATGCCAGTCTCACAGGATAGATAAGCCAAATGCCAGTGTTGGGATGTGTCACCCAACCCAGTTATTTTGGGCTTTCTTCACTCGCTTCAATAGTTTCAACTTCATCGCACCATTCGTCAAAGGTAAGTTTTGTCTTGCCTTTACGTTCTAGCCAGTGCCATGCAAGCCACAGTAGATCAGTAATGCGAAAGTCTGTTTCAAGTGATGCAACCGACTTAGTGAACTTGTCCTCAAATGCAACAAGGTCACGCGCAGTAGCAGATACTTCTTCTACTGTTTCATCATTAAAAGTTACGCGCAGGTTGATTTTCATAGTTAGACAGTACCTCGTGTGACTGTGCCTGATGTTGGCCAAGTTACTGAGAATGTTGCAATGTCACCAACAGAACTTGCAAACGGCGAGTAGCTGTTGACTAAGCAAGTTGCTGTGTAGCTTGGGTTGGTTGAATTTACAGTTCCTGATGTTGGAACGATAACAACTGTTGCAAGTGTGTTGTAAAGAGGAAACAGTGTTGCATCAACTGAGGCTGCGCCAAAGTCCTGCATGAACTGAAGTGTTACTGATCCACTCTTTAGACCACCAATACGGGTGCGGAAATCGCCACCGAATGCGGTTGTTTCAAGGTCATCTGATTCCAAAGCGAGTTCCACGCTGTTTAAGTTAGCGGACAGATTAACTCCAGCCACTGTAATTTTGTAATCCGTTGCGGCGAATTTTGGCATTCGGTATTGCTCCTTAGTCTGCGTAGCAGAGAACTACGAACTCTGCCGATAAATAGTTTACCTCACCAACAAGTAGTTCCCCATAGTTGCGCATATCTGTAACTCTGAGATCGAACGCCTTGCCACCAAGTGTCTTGTTTGATTCTATCGCTAGTTTAATGCTCTTACTTCCAGTGCTTGAAATGTAAGCATCTATGGAGTTCTGCCCAGAGCGTTCTGAAACCCTGCCTACGATTACCTGAACTGAGAATGTGTAGGTCTGCATCCCACGCGCAAACGTATCGTCGTAATTAACGCCAATTGGAAAGACAATGGCAACTGGTGGGTTGATGTTGTCAGGCTGAAAGTCTGAAACCCGTAGCCCACTAATCGTGGCTAGGTTAGCTTTGATCCCAGCGCGTAGCTCTGAAATGGAAGCCATTAAGCAAAGTTCCTAACCCGGCGATAAGGCGCAACCAACTGCTCAACGTCAGGGTCTAGGTAACGGCTAACTCGCATCGCGCCCATGTCCCCGAAGCCAGCTATGCCGAGAGGACTATCTAAACGCTTAAAGATACGGCTGCTCTGAATGATGCAAGCCTGTGTAATCGAGATAGGCACAGATGCCCACCCAAATACTGCGGTTAGTTTGATAAGTGCCTGATCTGACTCAACTGGAAATAGGTAGTTTTCAACAGCGCGAATCCGTGTGTATGGAACTGCAAGACCATCTACGTTGCCGTTAAGTGGTTCTAGTTGATAGTCACCGACTGCCCATGTTGTATCAAAGATGCCATCGCCAGCAGATGAAGTTTGTAGCGTTAAGGCTGTACCTGATACATCGTCAATCTGAGTAACGTAAGAATCGTCAGCTGCGTAGTAGCGTGTGGCTGTTCCAGATGAGTAAAAGTATCGGCCTGCGTGTCCGTCAATAGCTCGTGATGCAGACTCAATAGCCATTTCAAGCAGGCTGTCATCTACGTTGTCAGAAATGCGTAGGGCTGATTTAACCTGTGCAAGGGTGGCATAGCCGTTGGTGATCGCCAAAGTAACTCCTAAAGTCTTTACTATTCTACTTGCGTTCTGCTAATGCCCTACGGATTCCCTCACGCAGACTGATTTTAGGAACGAAATACTGATGCGATAAATGCTGTGTGCCTACTCGATACTGAACACCTACTGGCGCAGTCTCGATGTGGTTAAACACAGGCTTGTAACCTGCTTCCTCGCAGACCATTTCAGCAAGGTCATTAAAGCTAGTGGCTTGTCCTGAACATAGATTAAACGTGCCTGTGTAACCGGTTTGAACATGCCAAAGCACAGCCTGAACTATGTCCTCAATGTGGATGAAGTCGCGCACCTGCTCACCATCGCCCCAAATGTCAAAGGGGTCTGCCTTTCCTAGAGCGCGGTCAATGAAACTAGGAAACGGATAATCAGCATCTTGGTCTGAGCCGTAACCTGAGAACGGTCTAAAGATAAACACGTTTGAGTCAGTTACAAACTGCGCCAAGTATTCCCCGGTAAGTTTTGCCCAGCCGTAAGTCAGGTCAGGATTCCTAACCGCATCAAGGTTCAAATCCCATTCATCTAGACGGTGACGGCGGTGTGTGGTTTGTAGGTCTATTGGGTAAGCAGCAGAGCTAGAGAAGTAGACCACGTTCTTAGGCTTAGTGCTTTGCACCCAGTTAAAGAACTCTGCATCTATTGACAGGTCAGTTGCCACAGATAATGGCTCACCCTCGATAGTTGCGCGACCACCAACAATGGCTGCTAAGTGAATCACTAGATCAAACTGTTCTGTATTGCTCTTGAAGAAATCCCTGCAATCATGGCCGTCTTTTAGGTCAATGCCTGTTATGTCGCTATCTGGCAAAGCCTTAACAAAGTTGCGACCAACAAAACCCTTATGCCCAGTAATAAGGATCTTCATTACCAAGCCTTTACGTTCTCAACGTCATTGCTGAATTCTGTGGCTAGGTATTCAGCAAAGATAGCCTGATCGCCGTTGTGCATTTCAACTGTGTTTACAGCTGCGTATCTATCGTCATGGACTGCCTTGCCGTTTGTGTAGTGCATGTGTTCAATAATTACCTCTGGCAAGTAGTTCACGTTCTCTAAAGCGTTACCCATCGCAAGCCAATAGTTATCTAGGAACAAGTGCTTTAAGGCTGGCGGTGACATAAAGCCAGTAGCCCTAATGATCTTGCTAGACATGACTACGGCAGTAGGCAAGTTCTCGCCTTGCAGTAAATCGTTGCCGTAAGCAATGCCCGGCTCTGTGCCAATAGCTTCTGCAAGTTTCGTATCCCAGCCACCTGTGCGCGGTAAGTGATCATCACCCATAAAACAGATGTAATCGTAGTCAGGCGCAAACCATAAAGCCCAGTGGTTAAGTGTCCCGTTCATTCCCATACGGTCAGCGATACAAACCTTGACGTTATCTAGCCCAGCAGTTTCTGCCATAAGTCCGTTATAGGTTTTAACATCATCTGCATCTATTGCAAAGATGACCTCTGTAAAGTCAGCCGTTGCGTTGATCGCTTCAAACAATCTAATTGCGTTATCGTTGCGCCCTCTTGTAGGAATGATTGTAAGCATTCTCATTGGTTTACCAGTTTCCAAAATGTATCGCCTGCCTTATCTACCATGTGGCGCAGTGCATCTGCATCGTGCCAATCTTCAACGCTAGTTATTCCTACGTTTTCGTTAGTGTGAATCCTGCAACCTGAAAGCACCGCTTCCATAACTGCTCTGCACTCTGACTCAAAGGCTAAGGGTAAATGCACAAACCATTCGCACCTTGCCATAGCATCTAGGACATGTTCACGGGGTACATCCGTAAGAGCTTTGAACTCATAGCCTGCCTGAGCTGCCCAAGCGTGAGCGCGTAGCTGACCTTTTAAGGGATGATTCCTAGCAGCCCACAATGCAAATGGTTGCTTGTCCATGTGGTCATAGCACTTGCTGGTATCGAAATAGCTTAGAACCTGCGCTGTCTTGCGTGGCTTTGACCAAGATAACTCTTTGCGCATGTGTGCCGGGGTATGGGTTACGAATAATCGAGAGCCACGAATCAGAGCGTTAAGCCCTGCGCGTGGGGTTTGTAAGTGATGCACAAATACGAACGGGTCATACTCGCTCAACCTATTCAACTGCTGATCTGTGAACGCATCTGTTCCTGTGACAATGACTGAATCGAATTGGTGTATGTCATGTGTATCGAATGTGTATGGCGTAACAATCTCGATCTCAAAGCCCAGAGGTGCTTGCATGCGGTATTCGTAGTCTGACATTTCTGCCCCACCTGCAAACTGCCCCGTGAATAGTCCTGTGGGACTCACAGAGCCACCGAGAGCCACGTTAGGCGCGTTCTCTATGTGATGTGTATACCAGCCGATTTTCATGCTTAGAGTCGCTCGTAGGCTTTTGTTTCTAAAACCGTAAGTACGGGTTTCCAATGCTCCTCAAAGACGGTATCCGCGTTATACGCCTTAGCAAACTCTTGTGCCTTTTCTGACCTGCCACGACCACGCTGATAAGCCTGCTCTAGGGCATCAACAATTGCAGGAACGCTTGGCATGTGGAACCAAGAGGACTGCGGTGCATCCCAAAGCGGTTGCCCGTCAATTAGCCAGCCGTCACCTAGTAGCTCGGTTGAAGCTGCAAAGTCGCTGATGATTACTGGTGTGCCACAGGCTTGTGCTTCCACAGTAGGAATACCAAAGCCCTCGCCGTAAGAGGTTGCAAGCAAAACATCCATAGCCGTATAGATCGTGGCTAGAGTCTGCTGGTCTATACCATTGCGATAAGTGTAAGGATCAACAAACTTAAACTTTTCTTCTGGCACTCCACAGGATTGAAGCAACTGCAATAGTCTGATTCCGCCCAATGCGCCCATCTGATCTGTGTGCAGATACAGAACAACGTCATCGTGCTTCTGGGCAAACATAGAGAACGCAAGAATGTTCTCGCCAAATGCTTTGCGATTAGGGCTTACGCCTTTATTGGCTGCGTTCATGCCAATAACGAACTTGTCCTCGCCTACGCCAATGTATTCTCTG